GGAATGAAGTGGCAGAACCACTTAATCCTCGATTCCATGTCCATGTGATTCTATTAACAGTATTATTGTTAATTCTTACTTGAGAGAATGACCAGTTTAAATTTGCAGGAGGACCAGGCCAACCATTAAAGAAACTTATAGCGTCTTCTTCTATTTTTGTTTCATTAGATAGATCATCAACTGCTTCATAAATTGAATCATTAAATTGTGACGCTGTAATTGTATAAGTTCCATCGCCTTGCTCATCAACGGCTAAACATCTAAATTTTTGATTTTTGGTTGTTGAAGTTGTAAAAGTCCAAATTGCTTGGGCTTGTGGTGCTTGTGTAAAAGCTGCGGTTGTTGCAACATTGCCAGAACCCGAACTAATTGCCTGAGTTTCAACCGTTCCATCAGGCAAAACACAAGATAAATTACCAGAAGTAGGTGCTACTTGATCTAAGGTAATTGCTGTAGTCGTTGCACCTGTGGCGATACGTCCTGATAATCTAGAACCTGCTCTTAATTCATCTGCTATTTCAAAAACTTGGCCAGGGAAAACAGCAACACCTTCAAGTCCAACAGAAAAGCTAACAACTTCTTGATCTAATTCTTCAACTTTCATCATCCATCTTCCTAATCGTCTTGCAGCCCACTTTGATGAACATCCAAACGCTGTAATATCCTTTCTTTGATAACCGTATTTGTTAATTAATGATTGATCTTCAACAAGTACAAAATTAGGTTTATAGAAGTTTTCTGGATCATTATATTGAACTTTAATAGATGTACTTCGAGTTTTTAAAGAAGAACCAGAATAATTAAAAAGACCCTCAATTACACTTGAATTGCTATAAAGATGAACAGGTGAAACATCTGTTTTATCTAGATTTCCATGATCTGCTGCTACCTGAATTGTATTAGACGACCAGAAAATCATTCCTCTAAAAACAGAAGCCAAATCACGGATCAAATTATGTGCAGAGTTTTGACTGCCGACAACTGTATTAATTGCAAAGCGTGGTTCTGTTCCATCTGGAGTTGTTACTAACGCATTGGCATATTGAGCTAATGGATATAAATCAACCCAATTTAAAGAACTTTGTTCAATAAAATCACCTGCTCCCCATGTTTTATTAGTGCAAAGCGCATAAAAAATACAAACAGGGCATGTTGTCCATCGATCAACTAATCGACCATTGAAGTTTGCACCTTCTGGGAAGTATAAACTTCCATCATCAAGAACATTTGCATTTTCTGGTGTTGGAACAAGTAAACCTTTTATTTTATATGCTCTTTTTGGTATTTGAGGAAAGGCTCTAGAAGGTAAGCCCATACCAATTAAAGCTGTATGGTTATAGTTCACATGGTTATGAATTTTTTCAGAAATACTTGTAAGAAAAACCCTGTTCCCACGGTCATTAGATAATGGTTTTTTCTTTAATGCTTCATCTTCAAAGTCTGTATATTTTATTTCAAAATCATCTTCACCATTAACTTTTTTCTCTACTTTCACTTCATAAGGTAAATCACTTCTAATACCTATCCAAGGTGTTTGTATTTGATATTCGCTAATAGAAATACCTTTAATATCTTTATTCCATCGTTTTACCCAAGCTTGTCCTGGGTATCTTGTATAGACAAAAAGTCGGATAGTTGCGTCGAATAATTGACCTTTTGCTAATCCTTCTTTTGCTTTAGAAAATAAAGCTGGAATGGTAAAAGTAAGTTTAATGTCATCAATATATTGATCTGTTAATGCTTGTATAAGTTGCCCTCCTCCATATTTTCTATCTAATACTTCTGCATCATCATTTAATGTTTCACTATAATTTGCTCCTATTTCTTTACCAACAGCTACAACTGTTTGACTATCTATATCATTTTGATTAACAAATTGAATCTCATCTTGTGTTCGACCTCCCCCTCTATAATGTAATTCAATATTGACTTGTTTTGGATCTTCTCCTGGTTGTTCAAGTGTCTCTGTGAAGTTATACTTTCTATCTTCTTCTGTACTATCTTCTGCTTCTATAGATGTTTCATCTAGATAAACACCTTTTTTCCAACTAACTAATTCCTGAATTGGCCCTTCACAAAGGACATCAATTAATCTAACAATAGAGGTTGATTTTAAAGCCATTAATCTCCTAAGAAGTTGTAACCCATGTACTCAACTCTTAATGTATTTACCAATGGATCACCACCAAAATCAATCAACTTAGCGTAAACAGTATAAGTATCTTGATGTTCTATTTTAGCAAAACTAAATTCTGTTGCCCATCTATAATCTTGACTATCTAGCAACATTCCTTGAATTGTAAATTGAGTCGTTCCCACAACTGTGTCATCTTTTTTTATAACAATTTGAAATGTAATAAAACCATTAATATAGGTTGATTCTGTTCCAATACCTGCGGCTCTATCATGTAATCCATTATCTAATAAGAAAGCCATTTGAAAACGTGATGTATCAAAGCGAGCATCACTAGGACTTTCACCTGTTATAGAACCTAAATCTTTTAATCCATCGGTACCATATTCGCTACTTGTTCCGCTTAAAGGAATAGAAGTAGCACCTGATGAACTACCTGATCCTGGTGTCCTTAGATAAGTAACAGAATCATCTGTATAAGACCCATCTGCAATGCCTGATGGAGATTTTGTAGGAATTAACTGCTCTGTCCAAGTTTTTAATTTAACTCCAATACTTGCTTTTTCATTTTGAGTAAATGTTGCATCAAGTTTTTCTCCATTAACTCTCATCGTATGTGGCCCTGGTTTTCCAATCCAATCGCTTAGTGGGTCACTTTCATCTGTTACTTCAACTGAGGCTGTAATAGTATGACCTCCTACAATACATTGACCAAAAACTAAAGGAATAATTGCACCGGCTCCAACCGTATTGACAGGCCCACGGTATGCATAAGATTGAGCATCATCCATTCCTCGAATAGAAGACCCTGGCCCCCTATCACCTGATTGAGACGAACTTCCAATGATATTTAACGGGCCTTCAGGTTGAGGTGAAAGCATTTGAGCAACACCGCCAAGAGCTAAAGCAATACCAGTATTTAAAGCAATGGCCCCTAGTGTTGTCGTCGTAATGCCTACGACAGCCGGACTAGCTAAAGCTAACGAGTTAAACGCCAAACTTGCCCCACCAGTAGCAAACGCCAACCCAATCATTGCTGCACCGATTAAAACTTTTCCAAGACCATTACCACTACCAGCAATAACAGGTGTAATAATCAAATCATTGCTACCAAAAGGCAACAACATATCCTCTAATTCAAATTCTGCTCCTGCTTGAACAACTTTATATCCAATACCTTTTTCACCTGATTCAATTAATTCCTTTTGAAATTCAGGATGATTAATACATAAAAGCTTTATTGCATCAACAGGCGTACGAAGATTGTAGTACTCATGCACTGCACCGAATTTTTCTCCTAATTCATCTAGGAGTAACACCCGTTGCATATCGAAAAACTGCCTCTGTTCTCCTTACATAGTAAGAGTTAAATGGCTCAATGCAGGATAAAGAATCTTGCTTTTGATGCAAAATCCTTTCATTTGGTAATAATATTGCGGCGTGCATTGCTGTTTGAGTACCTAGCTTCATTATTAGAACGTCATTTACAGCACGATTAATAAAAGAAATTTGCTTAAATCCAACTTTAATTGCTTGATTTAAAAAAATACTTTCACAAGTCTCTAAGCTTTTTGGTCTTTCATATTCAGGTAAAAAGACATCTAATCGTTTGTAGTAATCCTTGATTAATCCATAACAGTCTTGTGTACCATATTTCCATTGTCTTCCTAAGAGGGATTGATAGTTAACCATTGATCCTCTGGTATTAAATAAATATACCAAGGTATTTTAAATTGTGAACAAGCCTTGTGATCTGCTGGACTTGCTTCCCCTCCTTTTGGATGAGAATGAATAATTGCTTGAATTTTTCCATTAACTCTTGCTTTTATATAATCTTTTGGCTCTAAGACAAAATCCTCATCAGGTAAATCTGCAATATTACGACAAGGATAATATGTGTTATTAACCAAGACACCACACGCCTCCTTAGGAGCTTCTTCCAGCGCGTGCGCCTTTGCCTTACATCTGAAGCCTTGCACCTGGGAAGCCTCCAAATGGTAATGGTTTATCTGCAAGAACAATTACTTGTCCATGACTGTCTATCATGCCAAATCGTTTTTTACAACTGCCATGACGATGACCACAGACATCATCAGCTTCAGTTGAAACTTCATTGTCATCAATATCAAAATATTTTGTTCCTGTATAACCACAAGCTTCTCCTTTGTATTTAAAAGGGCAATATTCCATGATCTGCCTCTTAGGAAGACGCACGTTTGTCAGGTCTAATTTTGTTGCTAATTCAAATGAAACAGCATTTAAATTTTCTGAAGCAATTCGATCAATATACCAACAATCATTTTCCTCAAAAATAGCAGTAGGATCAGCCGTTGCATTTGATCCACCTGTAAAATTAGAAGCGTTTAAAAACTTTTTACAAGTACGAATACGTTGAACTTTTGCACCTAAAGGATTCAGTTGTTTTCCATCACTATTTGTTAATTGAAGCAAAGCAGAAATAGCGCTACCAGCATTAGCAATTGTAAATGTAGGTCTTGGTAATGTTCCTGTTGTTGTACGTTTAAACCCATCTATTTCACAAGGAACAGCAGAATAAGTGACTTCTGTACCATCTGAATGTGTTCCGAATTTTATATCTGCATAGAGTTCATTTGTTCCTGCATGATAATAAAAAACAGATGTATTAGAGTCAAGTTGTATTGCACCATTAGTAACCATTGTGCTCACGTCTGCATTATTAACATCTACATAGACATGCAATTGAAATAGTTCTATGACTGCTGACGGTTCAAGGCTTTGTATTTGTTCTTGTATTGTTTTTGGAACGATTGCTGTTCTAAAACTAAACTCTGTTTTATCTGTAATTCCTGCATAAGATTCACTACCAGAGTTATCAAAAGCAGTTGAATCAATTAATAAATAATATTTTGTATTTCCTTCTAAAACAACACTAGGATTAATTGTAATTGTTGTTGTTCCTGTTCCTGTAACTTGTCCACTTGTTACTGCAATTGTTTCAACAACAGAATCATCTGAATCTTTATAAAGAACAACATTTCCACTTTCTACATCAACCGCTTGATCAAAAACTAAAACAATATTCGTTTCAGTTGAAACACTAATATCAGTATTTAAAGGGGTTGAAGATGCCCTTGTTAAGGTTGGAGCCGTCATGCTTCTGCTACCTGTTGGAAGGTTGCTGTGATTGTTGCTCTGTTTAGATATGGAATACTTTTAGACCAAGAAACACAAATATATTTTTTAGAAGCGGCCTCCCCTGCTGGTTGGTAACTAAAACTTTCTGCTCCTCCTCTTGCCTCAAGAAAAGTTTCTATTTCATCTGAATTTGTTTCAGAGATATTGGCCCAAGTAAACTCGAAAACTTTTAAATCTTGATTAAGTCCGAAAACAGATCTTTGAGAATATCCTGAGCCAAATTGTGCGATCCTGCTTAAAGGCTCACTACTTTTAGAAGTGCCATAACTAGGAGCAACAGTTGTTGGAAAGTCAGCCATGTTTTAAGTGCTTAAGAGTCCCCCCGCCCTACGTTCTTTGACGAGTTGTTGTTGAACTGCTGCCGCAATTGCGACACCTAACTGTCTTGCATCATTTCTATCAGCCTCCACTTGTGACCCTCTTGCATCTACTGAGATATTAACAATATTATCACCGCCGCTAATACTGTTATTGGGGATAATTGTACCCGCAACTTTAGGAACGAATAGTTCAGGGCCACGCTCTCCTACAACTGAAGCTTTGCCTACTGGTGGCCGTCCTCCATTTGCAAAACCAAGACCTGAGAAGAAGCCTCCAAATGGTGATGCTTTTAAAGCTTGAGTGACTCCTATTCTTAGCAAAGAATCAGCAAGATCATTAAGAATATTTCGAGCCATATCCCCCAATGATTTTGTTCCTTTTATTGCTTCAACTAAGTTATCTCTGATGTTGGTTGCAATAGACTCACCAACTTTTTTATAAGCTTCTTTTAGCTTTTCTGCCTCCTCCTGTTGTTTTTTAGTTGCTGCTGTTCCTGCTTCTATTTTTCTTCTATTTTTATCTAATTCATCTGATTTTTCTTTTAGTGTTTCTATTTGATTATCAAGTATTTGCTTTTCTGTGCTTAATGACTTGATAGCACGTTTATTATTATTGTGTTTTGCAGTTGCTAATCTTGCATTAAGTTTTACTTGTTGGAGAAGAAGCCTGCTTAATTCTTTTTGAATCTCGGCATCTGTTCCTTTTTTTATCAAATCATTATATTTTTTTTGCTCTTCATTTGCTTTGATTAAGGCCGTTGCAATGCCTCCAATAGCTACTGCAATCAATCCAAAACCTGTTGCTACAGTGGCCATCTTTAGGGCTGCCACTGCAATGGTCATTGTATTAAGTCCACCTGCTGCTGCTAATGCTCCAATACCAACGGCGTTTAAACCTAAAGAGGCAACTCCTAAAGCTGTAAGCTTGCCAATTAAAAGAGTTAATGCGGCTGTTGCTAGTCCAACAACAACAACAACACCTTTAACAGCTAAAGCAAAAGCCGTAAAGATTGCAACAGTCTTTCCTAGTGGCGATTGTGCAAAAGCTGTAACCGCTTCAACTAATTTTGTTAACGCTTTTGTTCCTGCTAAAACCGCAGGTGCAAATAAA